AACACTGCCAGGCGGTACAAACCTTGGTGAAATTGACGACTTACGCTACTTCACTAACAAACTCGTCCGCGGTTTACGTATACCTTCAAGCTACTTGCCTACAGGTGCAGAAGATGCAAGTTCACAATATAATGATGGCAGAGTAGGTACTGCTTATATTCAAGAACTTCGCTTTAATACTTACTGCGAACGTCTACAAAACTTACTTGTTGAAGACTTTGATCAAGAGTTTAAGAAGTATTTGTTAGACAAAGGTGTAAACATTGATACTTCAATGTTTGATTTAAGATTCCAGCCACCACAAAACTTTGCAGCATATAGACAGAGCGAAATTGATAATGCTCGTGTACCAACATATACACAGATGAGTGCTATTCCTTATATTTCAAATCGCTTTGCAATGAAACGCTTCTTAGGTATGACCGAAGAGGAAATTGCAGAAAACGAACGTTTATGGCGTGAAGAAAATATTGAGAACTTAGAAATGCCAGCAACTGATGCTAGCGGCGAAATGCGTACCGCAGGTGTAAGCGGCGCAGGTATTGAAAGTGATCTAGGCGGAATTGAAGCAACAGGCGGCGATGCTGAAGCACCAATTGAAGGCGGAGAAGGCACACCGCCAGAAACAAATACAGGAACTGAACTAGGCGCCGCCGCAACAACGGACCAAACGGTATAAATACTAACATGATACTAAGAGAATTATTTTATTTTGATCCAGAAACAGTTGAGCCAGTAGAGAATGATCGCTACGAGCCTCAGCATGATGATACACCTCTTAAAGCATCAGACACACGCAAATCTAAACTTACATTAGGTCAAATTAATAGAATTAGAAAAGCGTCAGACTTGCACAAAAAGGAACAAGCAGAAGAATTAGATTTCATACGTCAAATGTATGGAATTCCTGCTAATGAAGAAGCCGGCGGTATGTAATGTCCGTAGCATTTGTGCTCGGTAACGGTGTTAGCCGTAAGTCAATTGATCTCAATCAACTAAGAAAACACGGTACTATATACGGATGTAATGCACTGTATAGAGAATTTGTTCCTGACCATCTAATTGCTGTAGACTCAAAGATGGTTCTAGAAATAGCATCTACAAACTACCAACGGTACAATAGTGTATGGACAAATCCAAATAAACTCTACAAAAATATACCTAATTTAAATCTTTTTCAACCAAGTAAAGGATGGTCAAGTGGACCGACTGCATTATGGCTTGCAAGTCAACATGGCTATAAAACCATCTATATTTTAGGATTTGATTACAAAGGAACTGGCGATAGGCAAGATAGATTTAACAACATATATGCTGATAGTCACAACTACAAAAAATCAAACGAACCAGCAACATTTCACGGAAACTGGTTACGTCAAACTGCAACAACTATTAAAGAACATCCTACTATTCGTTACTTTAGAGTTATACAGCCAGATAACTTTTGCCCCTCAGAACTAAATATTATTAGGAACGTGAGCAACATTTTAGTTGAAGATTTCAACAAAAAATTTGCTTTTTCCTAGTATCTTTCCAAAATGGCTCGTTTTGAGCCGATATCTACGCATATTTTCTTATAAATAGTAAATAATAGTGACAGCCTTACCATAGGTACCATTTTAACATTTATAGGAGAAAACAAATGGCAGATCTAAAGAAATTTGAAGAAATGCTTGAGCGCCTTATCAACGAAGATAAGGAAGGCGCTGAAGAGCTATTCCACGAAATCGTGGTTGAAAAATCACGTGACATTTACGAATCACTACTTGAATCAGATCTAGAAGTTGAAGAAGACGAAGAAGTTGAAGAGTCAGAAGACGACCTAGACGAAGCAACTGACGAAGAAGTAGACGAGTCAGACGAAGAAGTAGAAGAAGGATTCGACCTAGACGAATTTGAAGTTGAAGCAGACGACGACATGGGCGGAGATGCTGCTGACGACATGATGGCTGACCTAGAAGGCGGCGACGAAGAAGGTGATGACGAAGAAGGTGAAGAAGGCGAAGAAGAGCTAGAAGACCGTGTTATGGACCTAGAAGATGCATTAGATGATCTAAAAGCAGAATTTGAAAAAATGATGGCTGGTGAAGAAGGCGACGAAGAAGGCGACGACATGGATATGGGCGACGACGAAGCTGAAGAAGAGTCATTTGCTTTTGAATCAGACGATGAAGAAGTTGAAGAATCAAAAGATGAAGACGAAGATGAAGACGAAGAAGTTGAAGAATCTAAGTCACCAAAAACTGCTGGCGAACAAATGCGCGAGTATGTAGAAAAAGTATCTGCTAAAATGGGCGACAATGGTCAAAACACCAAGTCAGCTGTAGCAGGTGCAAATGACATGGGCGGAACTGCATCAAACATTGCACAAGGTAGCGGCGAAGAAAAAGGCGGTACTGGTGCAAGTGCTCCAAAAGAAGATAATGCAGGTAACGTCAATGTACCAGGCGGCAAAGCATCAAAAGCTGGTAAATCAGAGCCAGGTCACGGTGCAGAGAAAAAAGGCAAGCCTGAGAGTGCAGACAACAAAACACCAGTTGTCGGCAAGTAAGTAAGGAAGTTTGAATGAGAAACTTACGAGAGCATTTGACATTTGATCAAGCTAATATACAGCTTGAATCAGCTGATAATAAAACCGGCGGCAAAGATCTTTTCATGAAAGGTATTTGTATCCAAGGTGACGTTCGCAACGCCAATCAGCGAGTGTATCCTGTAAATGAAATTGGCAGGGCTGTCAGAACTCTCAACGATCAGATAAGCGGAGGTTACAGTGTTCTCGGCGAAGTTGATCACCCAGACGGACTTAACATTAACTTGGACCGTGTAAGTCATATGATCACAGAGATGTGGATGGATGGCCCTAACGGTTACGGAAAACTCAAAATCCTACCTACACCGATGGGAAACCTAGTTAAAACAATGCTTGAAAGCGGAGTTAAACTAGGTGTTTCGTCAAGAGGTAGCGGCAATGTATCAGAAGACGGTAGAAATACCGTCTCTGACTTTGAAATTATCACGGTAGACGTTGTAGCACAACCTAGTGCGCCAGGAGCCTACCCAACACCTATTTACGAGCATATTATGAATACTCAAGGTGGATATAAGGCATATCAATTAGCAGAGGCAACCAAAGAAGACATCAAGGCACAAAAATACTTAAAAGAGAGCTTATTAAAAATAATAAGCGGGCTCCGATAACCGAGGAGAAATAATATGTTGGACGCATTAAAAGAACTCTTCGAGAGCAGCGCACTTTCAGAAGAAGTAAGAGCAGAACTACAAGAAGCTTGGGAAGCGAAAGTTAAAGAAAATCGCCAACAAGTTACTGCTGAACTTCGTGAAGAATTTGCTCAGAAGTACGAACATGATAAGTCAACAATGGTTGAAGCCATTGATGCTATGTTGTCTGAGCGACTAGCTGAAGAAATTTCAGAATTTGCAGAAGATCGTAAGCAATTAGCAGAAGCAAAAGCAAAATATGCTGTTGCAATGCGTGAAAATGCTGATCTAATGAAAGGTTTTGTAATGGACCAGCTTCAGAAAGAAATTTCAGAACTACACGAAGATAAGAGAGCAATGGCTGAAAAGCACAGCCAGCTTGAAGAGTTTGTAGTCGAAGCTCTAGCTAAAGAAATTGCAGAGTTCCACGAAGACAAAAAAGACCTAGCTGAAACTAAGGTACGCCTAGTTAAAGAAGCTAAGGAACACTTCGCTAAAGTTAAATCAAACTTTATCGAAAGAAGTGCTAAAGCAGTATCAGAAACAGTTGACAGCGCACTACGCGGTGAAATTAATCAACTTAAAGAAGATATTGAAGAAGCACGTAGAAACGACTTTGGTCGTAAACTATTTGAAGCATTTGCTAGTGAGTATTCAACTAGCTATCTGAATGAAAATAGTGAAACTGCTAAACTTCTAAAAGTTGTAAGTGCAAAAGACAAGCAACTAGCAGAAGCGAAGCAAGCAGCAGAAAAAGCTATTAAACTTGCTGAAGCACAAGTTTCAGAAAACAAGAAATTAGTCGAATCTGCAAGACGTGAAAAAACTATCAACGATTTGATTGCTCCTTTAAGCAAGGAACAAAAAGGAATCATGACAGACTTACTGGAAAGTGTACAGACAGACAGACTACAAAAGTCTTTCGAAAAGTATCTACCTTCAGTCATTGATGGCAACACTCCAGCAAAGCGTAAGGCAGTATTATCAGAGGCAACCGAAATTACAGGCAATAGAGAAGAAACAAAAATGACAACTAAAGCAGACGACTCAAACGTATTTGACTTACGCCGTCTAGCTGGATTAAATTAAGGAGATAATAATGTCAGAACTATTAGAAAGCCGTTGGTCAGACACAAAAACAGCTCTTCTTGAAGGCCTAGAGGGTAACAAGAAGTCTGTAATGGCGGCCACACTAGAAAATACTCGCAAGTACTTGTCAGAGAGTGCATCAGCGGGTGCAACAAGCGCAGGTAACGTAGCAACACTTAACCGTGTTATCCTACCAGTTATCAGACGTGTAATGCCAACTGTTATTGCTAACGAAATCGTTGGTGTTCAGCCAATGACTGGCCCAGTTGGTCAAATTCACACTCTACGTGTACGTTACGCAGAAGGCTTTAATAGCACAAACGGAACAGACACTACAGCAGGTGAAGAAGCACTAAGCCCATTCAAGATTGCAGAAGGTTACTCAGGTGACGCAGCAACTGATCGTGCAGCATCAACAGCAGCACTAGAAGGCGCACCAGGTCGCAAGATGAGCATCCAAATCTTGAAACAAACTGTTGAAGCTAAAACTCGTAAGCTATCAGCACGTTGGACTTTCGAAGCTGCACAAGATGCACAATCAATGCACGGTATTGATGTTGAAGCAGAAATTATGGCTGCTCTAGCACAAGAAATTACCGCTGAAATTGATCAGGAAGTACTAGCTTCACTAAACAGCCTAGCAGGCACTTCAAGCACTTACAACCAAGCAGCAGTATCAGGTACAGCTACTTTCGTTGGTGACGAACACGCTGCACTAGCTGTTCTAATCAACAGAGCATCAAACGAGATTGCACAGCGTACACGTCGTGGTGCTGGTAACTGGGCAGTTGTTTCGCCATTCGCGCTAACAATTCTTCAGTCAGCAACTACTTCAGCGTTTGCACGTACTACTGAAGGCGCATTTGAAGCACCAACTAACACTAAGCTAGTAGGTACTCTAAACAACGCAATGAAAGTATACGTAAACACTTACGCAGGCGACGATGCAGCAGTGCTAATCGGCTACAAAGGTTCAAGCGAATCAGATGCAGCGGCATTCTACTGCCCATACATCCCGCTAATGAGCTCAGGTGTTGTACTAGATCCATCAACATTCGAACCAACTGTATCATTCATGACACGTTATGGTTATGTTGAGCTAAACAACACTGCGTCATCACTAGGTAACGCAGCAGACTACCTAAACAAAGTTGGAATCAACAACGGTAACGTTAGCTTCCAGTAATAGTTGCTTAGGTAACGAAACTAAAATAGGGCCGCAAGGCCCTATTTTTTTGACATACGGGCTTTTATGTTATTTGATAAATACTTGTGTCAGATAGTGTGCCGCAAGGCGGACTTATGCTGTACCCACAGCGTAGCGGCTAGAACCCGCATCGGACTTCTAAAAAGGAGAAAACAATGGGAAGACCACTTAATAAAAGATTTCTAGGCGATCCAGCAACACCAGATCAACGTGTTGTAGGTTCAGAAACAGAAAACAACTTTCGTGTAGAATGTAACACAGGTAACGGTGCAGTTGACACTGGATACATTATTGCACAGAAAGGTACAAACAAGTTTAAAGTAACTGATGGAACTACTACACTAGATTGCCGTCTAGTAGATAAAGCAACAGCAGCACTAGCAACAGGCGAAATGGTAATGTTTGGTTCAGACGGCACAGGTAACAGAATTACACTAAGAAAAGTAACAGGCCACAAGGCTTATGACTTTAGTGATAATGTTTACACATGGTCAATTGAAGACGATTCAACTGAATCAATTGTGATACTAACAGCTATCTAATATAATGGGGGCTTCGGTCCCCAACATTAGGAATTAATAAAGAATGTCAAAAGTATTAAAAGTTTCGGACGGTAGTTATAGAGTAGCAGTAGCAGAAGACGCAAGGATTACACTTGACGTAGGTCCAGGCGGAAGAAGCGACGGTGAAGGTACCGTTTATATTACAGGCGATTTAGTAGTTGAAGGAGTAACTTCAACTGTTGAAACAATTAATACAACTATCACAGATAACATTATTGTTATTAATGAAGGCGAAACTGGTTCTGGTATTACTAGAGATAGCGGAACTGCCGGACTTAGAGTTGATAGAGGAAACTATATTGATGCTCTTTGGGTATTTGACGAAGGCATAATTTGGACAGATACTTCCGATAATAACATCACTAGACGAGGAACTTGGAGTCCTAGAACTATTGACGGAAGAATACTTGGCATTGAAACTGTTAGTATTACTACAGACGGACATGATTTAAATCTATTAGGACGCTATAATACTAGCGGCGGCATAGAACCAAATCCTGGAAAAATTACAGTAACAGGTGTTGGTAGCGAATATCACACTAGAATGACCGACGACAATGATATTCCTAATAAAAAATATGTTGACTTGTCAATTCAAACGTTCTTTGAAAATACTGTTCCTAACAGAATTGCAGCAGGAGAAAACCCCGATGCGATATCACTTGTAAGAGTTTATGACAACTCTGTTGATGGCGGCGCAAGTAAAGTTGAAACCACAATTGACGGAATTGTTGTACAAGAAAACTTTGGTAATTATGTAAACCTGTACGGAATGATCATAGAACAAACGCCAAACGGTACTGAACTTAAAACAGATTCAACTAGCGGAAATGATTTAATTTTAGGTGCTATGGGTACTGGTAATGTTGTAATTGAAGATAACTTAAGAATTGCTCGCATAGGACACGAAGGTGATGATCGCGCTCAACCAGATGCTCCTAGCGAAGGAATTACATTGTACTCAGATCATAGCGGCGCCGGCGCAACAGGATTATATTTTGTTAACACTAAAGTTGTTACCAATGCAGGCGATGAGCAACGTGACGAATTGATAAGTAGAAATAGAGCACTAGTATATAGTATGCTCTTTTAAGGAAAAAGATAATGGCAATAGTAAACAAACAAATTGTAGACTTACTTACAGGAGATCCAAACACTACGTTTAGAACTACTATGTTAACTGTACCATCAGGCGAAGAATGGGCAATTACAAATATTATGGTTTGTAATACTTTTGACCCTGCAGGAACAAACCCAGAGCAAGAAGACTGTGTGTTTGATTTACATTTAGTTTCAAATGATAGTTCTTTTGGTGTTTCGACTATGGTAGTAAGACGCTTAAATCTGCCAGCAGGCGAAACATTTACAT